TTTGCTGCACACGTTGCTTGGTGATGCCAAACAACTTCGCCACCGCCGTCATTGTCATTCGTTCTTTGTCGATTAACCGAACGATTTCTGTGTCACGGTCCTTCTTCGACATACTGCTCAAAATGGTGCCTCCTCTTGGTTTCCGAACGACGGGGTTTTTAGTTCAACATCTGCGCTTTCGAACGCAGGGATTTTCCAAACTCGTACAGCGCGGCCTTTGATCTTCAAGACCATACTGTCGCCATTAATATCACGCAGACGCTGCGCGATCTTGTGAGACTTATATTCGAAAAACTTATTCTTTTTGAGATAGCTTTCAAAGTCTTTGAGACGGAAGTAAGTGACCTCCTCCTCTTCATCAGTCCATGGGCGACGGAGCAGGATTTCTTCTTTGTCCTGCGCTTGCTGTAGGTGACTGCAAAATTCTTCAAGGTAATCGTAAAACTGTCCGCTGATGCTGGCGTCCTGCGCCACTTCAATGATGGCGCTTTCGTTGTCACGCATCTCAGTCATCAGGGTGCTAATGCGGCTTTCCCACTGTGCCTTCTGCACTGACCGCGGCATGAAGTTAAGTTGCTCCATGCAGGATTTCTGGAACATGGGCTGGCTCATCAAGGCGTCCGTGTCTAGCTCCAGAGGTTCGCCGTTAACGTCCATAAACCATACAGGTGGGGTGGAGTTATACTTGCGTAGGTTCGCTATCGTAGCGCCCGCTACAGCGGCTCCTATGCCAAATTTACGGGTACGACACAATTCTTTGTTGCAGTGTGCGCTAATCGGCGCATCAGAGCATTTGTATGCGTAGTCTTTGCGGTCTAGTTGCTTGGCAACTATGTTGACCTCCGGTAATGGCAGTGGCGGAGATAAGAACTCCATGTTGTATCGTAGTATTTCTGATTCCCAACTATCCGGGTACGCTTTTCGTAGATACACCCCGATGTTGAATAGACCATTATTTCTGCCCCCTTCGCTGATGCGTTGCTTACAAAGTATCTGTAAACAGGGCGGTCCGTCCTTCATTAAGTCCGTTTCACCGCTGTCTACTATCTGTAGCTTAACAACCTCTTCTGGGGTTTGAGCGTATTTTTCGTATAGCTCTATGAACTCATTTAGATCAGCGGATGTACCATCATCCAAGAATGCGTAACGCAAGCCGTTTTCGTGATCGTAGTATGGAAGGTTGAGAAAGTTTCCAACGTCACCCCGGTCGAGATGCAGCTTTACCTGCTTTGGGAATATCTCACTCTCGCCATAACCAAGCGCCGCGGACATGTGTTGCAGAGCCTTCTGCATGTCTTTCGCTTCAACCCATTCTTTTGAGAACAGAAAGCAGTGCGCACCGCCAGACTTACTGCGGCACACTACTAAAGGTAACTTTAACTTTCTAATCTTTTGTACAAGTAGCTTGTGGTCGAGCGGATACTGGTCCACGTCGATGCAACCCCACTTGCACATGTTGTCTTCATTGATCGGGATGATACCCAATCCGTTGCCCTTGCCGGACAGATGGTTTTCCCAAAGCTTCTTAGTCCGGGGTTCGCGTGTGACCCCCGCCTTGCCTTGCGCTTTACCGTTAGCTGCGGTCTTTTCAATCTTGAAGTAACCGTGTGCTTCTTTCAGGCCATCGAAGATAGCCATAAATTTCTCTAATGACATCTGTGCCCCCATACGGAAAAAACGACGGGGCACAAGGCCCCGTCGCGTGACTAATTAAAACGGTGTTGATTGGTCGCCGTTTTCGTCGTCCGTATGTTTCACCACAACATCGCCTGCGGTGATGCTCTCTGCAAAGTTCTTCGCTCTCATATACAGATCGCCATCTTCGATAATGCCTTCGCAGGACATCTCCCACCCATGCCAAGAACCTTTTGAGTTCTCTTCGGCAATGGTTTTCAGGTGATAGATGTGGCTAAAACGGGGCGGGGTAAACGGCCCGTTCTTACCCTGTATCGAACGAGACGCCATCATACTGTTCCACTTACGGCTCTTTTTAAGCTGCGTGGATTTCATTGCGATGAGGGCGGTCTCGGCTGACCCATCATCGTTGAGAAGGAGTACGAAGTGCTGGTGGGTTTCTTCGATGTAGTCACCCTCCCCACCGACAACATATTCTTTGTTGTCGTCGGGGCTACGCTCCGTCTTTGGCCGCTCTTCTCCCGGCTCGTAAATTGCCATGGGCGCACCGCTTCCGCTGCCACGCGGAGCCCACTGGATAAACCTACGCTGGTAAGCACAAGGAATCACGCGGACACCTTCCTTACCTTTGTACGCCAACCCAGTAACGGTGTTGTAAATATCGCCCTTACGAGCATCGACAGTATCGTCGTCCAATACAGGATCGTTACCAGACAAGACTTTTAGAAACGGAAGAGCTAAGTCTTCAGTTCCCATATTCTCCATGCCTGCTCCGGCATCCTGCTCCATTAAGGCAGCATCAAATACTGCCACTTCGTTTTTGCCAGCTTTGGCAACAGCTTTTTTATCGCTCATTTTTTACCTCTCTTGATAACTGCGCGTTGACCTACCCATGCCCCAAACAATTCCATAGGAAACTCATCTCCTGCTTCGCAACGTTCTTTAACGAACGCACGTAGCGTTTGAGGGTGTACCTCTGTTTTTTGATCGGGGACATATCCTTGCTGTTGCGCGAAGGCAGCAAAGGCACTCGCTTGATCGTCCTCGCCACGGCCAAACTGACAGGCGACAGTATTTTTAATAATGTCATCGTATCCGTTATCGCGTAGCCACTCGAAAGCTTCTGGACGTTTCTCAACGAGAATGGATGCACCATAGGTTTGTTTAACCTCGACGGTTGATCCGTCATCTAGTGCGAAGTGGGACATGCCTATCTCTGCAAGCATCGCAGGCATTTCCTCATCCGTTAATTTAAGAAGCTCTTTCTTCTCATCTTTAAGACGTTGCTCAAGATCAGAAATGGTCGCCTCCTTATCACGGATTGTTCTGGCCAACGCAGCTACCGAAGTAAGTCCTTGCTGGTCAATTTTCTCAACGGATGAAGCTTGATTTTCTTCAAAATCCTGCTCCATCAGTTTTGCTAGGTCATCACTCATCGTATTTCTCCTTTCGTGTGACGTGGTTAAAGGCACCTTTCGGGCCTTGACAATTTAAGATAATATCTTATACACTGAGTATGTCAAGCGTTTTTAAAAAATAGGTTCAAAATGATCGGCTACGAATACGAGACCCAACCCTACGACCACCAACGTAAAGCGTTCGAAGACTCGTGGGCCGCGGAGTTTTATGCGCTTCTTATGGAGATGGGCACAGGCAAATCAAAGGTTGCCATTGATACCATGGGGGCATTGTTCGAGGCAGGAAAAATCAAAGCTGCGCTGATCGTTGCGCCGAAAGGGGTCTACGACAACTGGGTCAAAGGCGAAGTGCCGCTTCACCTCCCGAAGCGGATCGACCGTAGCATTATGCGATGGACGCCAGCAAAAACCCAGCGTTATGAAAATGACCTGAAAGATTTTATCGTGGACCGTGATCCGAAGTTGAAGGTCTTCGTAATGAACATCGAAGCGTTCTCCTCTCAACGTGGCACCGAAGCTGCTACGGCATTCCTATACCAGAATCCCGACAACATTGTGATTGTCGATGAATCAACTACAATAAAGAATAGAAAGGCTGCGAGGACGAAGAACATTATCGCGTTGCAGGCACGGGCTAAATACCGCCGGATATTGACCGGCTCCCCTATAACCAAGAGCCCTATGGACCTGTTCAGCCAATGTAACTTCCTTGCCGAAAAGGCGCTCGGCTTCAATAGCTACTACGCATTTCAAGCGCGTTACGCCAATGTCCAAAAGCGGACCATGGGTCATCGCAGCTTTCAACAGATCGTGGGCTATCGGCGGTTAGACGAACTATCTGAAAAGTTAGATCGGTTTAGTAGTCGAGTTCTAAAAGTCGATTGCCTTGATCTTCCGGTCAAAGTCTACACTCGTAGAGAAGTCCACCTTACACCAGAGCAAACCCGCCTGTATGTGCAGATGAAAAAGCTGGCGCTTGCCAAGCTTGAAAGCGGGGAACTAGCAACCACGGCTAGTGTGCTGACACAGATTATGCGGTTACAACAGATTTGCTGCGGACATTTGCAGCCAGACGACGGCGAGATACAGACCATTAAAAGCAACCGTTTGAACGAATTACTCGACGTGACTGAAGAGCTTCAGGGAAAAGCCATCATTTGGGCGACGTATACACACGACATCCAACAGATAGCTTCTGCCCTGCGCGACCGTTTCGGGCCCGATTCGGTCGCAACCTATTACGGAGCAACACCACAAGATGAGCGCCAAGAGATCGTTGAGAGGTTTCAAAACCCCTCTGATCCATTGCGCTTTTTTGTGGGGCAGCCCAAGACTGGTGGTTATGGCATTACGCTAACCGCTGCCAATACCGTAGTTTACTACAGCAACAGCTACGACCTAGAAATTAGATTGCAGTCAGAAGACCGTGCGCATCGTATTGGTCAGACCAACAAGGTAACGTACATCGACCTTGTGTCACCGGGCACGATAGATGAAAAGATACTAGAAGCGTTACGCAGTAAGATTGATATAGCCGGTAAGGTGCTTAACGAAGAAGTACAGGAATGGTTGCGCTAGTCTTTGTTATTCCAGAGATCGAAAAGGACTTTAATTTTTTCTTTTATAGTTTCGATGTCCGCGTGCATTTTGGCAAGCACAATCACTAGCGTTACAAACGCCAGTCCAATGGGGAACAAAACTCCAACTAGGCTTACTACATCCATAATCGAACACTATCTTTAGCGCAAAAGTAAGAATAAATACAAGCCTGCAAAACACACAAGCAAACAACAAAAGCCAATGCCAACAAGCTGGCCTAGCTCCCGATACAGTTTACGACGTTCTGCTTTTTTCTTTTTTATTTTTGCAAGTTCTTTTTCGTGTTGTATACGGCTTTCTTCTACGCGGTTCATGATTTCGTTGTAGTCAGAAGCCAATCCCTGCATAAGCATCATGTCTTTCAATTGTTGGTTAAACGTTTGTAGCTGTTTTTTAGCTACCTGTATCTGCATGGAGTCTTGTAGGGATAACTTACCTACATGTTTAGATTCAGCTTCTTGAAGCTTTTCGTTCGCGGTCGCGTACTTCTGGATGATGCTTCCCAAGTCGCTCGCGTGTCCGCCTGCGGTTTTTACGGCGGATATAGCGTCATTGATACCCTTGACTGCGGCAATGACCGCAGCGACTTCGGCTAACATTATTTTGCACCGTCTTCTTCTTTTTGTCGTTGCTCATAGAGCGCCTCTAACGTACCCACACGGATGGTTAGTTCATGCACTTTATCTTGCATTTCGCGCAGTTCGTGCAAGTCCCTTTCCAAGCCTTCAAGCAACATATCCTGACGAGCATCTGCCGGAAGCGAACCAAGCTGTCCTCTAGGCCAGAGGATTCGAAACTCACTGTTGGCTTTGATTTCAATGTCGGTCATCTCGATGTTATGTTCGAGAGCCGTGAGGCGTGATTCGATGGTAAAGTATGCCATCGTGGCTACCGCGGTCAGAGCTATCATGCCCAAGATATTCTTGAGCGGAATCGTTAAATTTGTGTCTTCAGATACTGTGGCCATGGCATTGAATTAATCCTTAAAACGCCGCAGGCAAAGATGCTATACCCCGATCCATGGGAGTCTGTGCCTGTGGTTGTGGCATATATTGTTGAGCCATGGGTCCGCCACCATACCCAAAGCTTTCTTCTGCGCCAAAATGGGCGCGTTCCGCCTGATCGACTAGATCAAGGAAGTGATCGACTTTTTGTTGTTGCGCCTGCATTTCAGGCTGCGCATAAGTCTGCATTAAATAATTTTGATAAACACGTAATGGTGACGCTTGCATCATCCCCATTTGTTGCCCGAATTTTTGTTGTAGGCTTTCAAAAGCCCCGCCAATACCGGGTGATGGCATAGGACCACGATCTACCTGAATTACTGGCGCTGGCATTGGCCCACTTAACACTGGTATGGGCTTAGGAGCGTTCATTTTTATCTGCCCCACTGGCATAGTTGAATATACTTTTTCCGGCGGAGGTGCCACTGAGTAACTTG